CCCCCCCGTCCCCCAAGCTCCGGGGTGACCCCGGAGAGCACACCAGGGTCGCCGTCGATCAGGAAGGTCTGGATATCCCCTGCTGTGGCGCAGAGGTCCTCTAGGGTGGACACGGGATCACCAACACCCCCTGCCCGGTACTCGTCGCGATCCTCTTCGCGGAGGTAGGTGAGGATCAGTAGAACGTCGAGGTAGGTGGCGCGGCGGGTGCTGGTGATCATTGTCATACTCTCCGAGAGCGAAGGTTGTAGGTGGCCTCCCAGTCGATACCGGTCAGGAAGAAGGGCAAGAAGCTGTCCGAGAGGACCCGGATATCCACGGCAGTGTTCTTCGACCCGATGCGAGCCGAGAAGGTCCCCTCTTCCTGCACGGAAAGTGTGCCAAGGGTTGCTGAGGGGGTGCCGAGGGTCTTGCCTGTGAAGGTGTACTCGCGGGTTGGCCGTCGCTGCGGGGTCACATGCACCTCGAAGTACCCGCTCTCCGCGAAGAGGATGGACAGCGATGACAGCGTGAGACGGCCCTTGGTCACCGCGAAGGTGGCCCCTGAGCCTGAGGTCTCGCGCAGGTAGATGGTGGAGAACACATACTCGGAGCGGTACTTGAGCCCGAAGTAGAACTGCGCCCCCGCCCATAGGCCTGTCAGGATGAATGTCTGGGAGCCTGCCCGGATGATGGGGATCGCGGTCCCTACAGGAAACCCGTTGAAGGGCTCCCGCAGGACACACCAAACGTCATCCTCGGTGTCATAGGGGGTGGTCAGAAGGGTATCGTCCCCCACCTCTGTCACAGCAGCCATCTCAGCCTCAGTGATCCTACGGTCAATGTGGAAGACGAACTCTGACCCCACATCACGCTGGCGCGGGGACACGTCGATGGTCGAGAGGAACACCCCATCTGCATGGATGGATGTGATCACGATCTCACTGCGGATGAAGGCGGCGTCAACCACCTGCACGGCATCAGACATTTCCCATCGATGCCAAGCGGACTGCAGCTTGTCGCTGTTGCCCGCCCAGAGGAACTGGTAGACGTAGATGGCCTTGGGATCGTCTGTCGCCAGTCCCACGATCATCTTCTCGGTCGAGCTTGTAGACAGCTTGAAGAACTCTCCAGGGATGTAGTTGGGGACATGCTCGGTGACATCGTCGGCCACGTTGGTTGACGTATCATCCACGATGGACAACTCCCACAGGCCCCCGAAGGCCCCCCGAGTGAACGGGAAGTAGACCTTGTCGCCCACGGACTTGTTGCCCACCACGACAGGCGTGGCTTTCGGGCTTGTCTCGTATCGGCTCCGGGGGAGCAGAGAGGTCTCCTTGGGGGTCAGCAGGGGTTCACCCCGGAGTACGAACTGGACCTTGTCCGACCGGATGATCATGTCCTCATTGTAGGGGACCGTATCTAACAGGAGGGACACGTCCGTGCCGGGTGAGGTAACGTCGATGGGGTCGGTATCGAGCACGGTGATCACGGTATCCCGAAAGAACTCGAAGTACCCCCGATCACCCCGCGAGAGGATCACGCTCTCCCCGGACAGGACGCCGAAGCGGTTCCGCATGAAGAAGACGTGGTTGATCTTACTGCCGATGAAGCTGGGGTCGGGGGAACTGTCTGCATCCCCCACAGTTCGATCACCCCACCCAGCTTGGGCGAAGGTGAACGTACCGTCTGCCTCTCGTGTCAGGGTGTGCGGCATCGTTGCGGGGTCGGAGGCCTGCTCCGTGTTAGGGGCGATGGGCTCACGCCACAGGAGCTTGGCCGTGCCAGCGTCGTCGGAGGAATACTCGACGTAGTAGTCGTCGGTGGCGCTCTCCTGATCCCCAAGCACCTTGATCTTGACACCCGGAAGGGTCTCGGTGGGGAGGTCTACGAAGGTATCCGTCTCACCCTTGGAGGCGATCAGGTTCTTCCCAGCGAACCCATCCGAGGTACTGATGGTGAAGTCCTCACCTCCGGGGGTCACAAGGTAGATATCGGACCCGTAACGGGTGGCGGTGACCACAGGGGTATCCGCGCCCGCGTTCAGGTTCATGGCGTCAACCAGTTCCGTCGCGATGTTGACCGTATCAACGTCAGGCTCGTGGGCGATGTTTCCACTGTCCCGCGTTGCGTAGGATGCGCGGACCACATCGTCGATCAGTATCTCGTATGTCTTCGAGAAGGCCCCTGCTTTCACCGAGACGACAGCCTCAGGAGGCCGCGCGGTGGATGTCGCGGGGTCCATAGCGGTGTTGACGCCCCGGTTGGCGATGAAGGTGACATCCTGTGTGGTAACGGCAGAGAAACCGAAGTTGCCCGCATCGGCCAGGTATGCAGTCCCGTCTGGGGTATTGACCGTGGGGAACGTGTTGTTGACGAGGTCGTATACTGTGAGAACCCCATCAGCAACCGTGATCGCGTACCTCTCCGAGGGGTCCCGGTCGATGGTATGGCGGAACAGGCGGGTAGGCACGGTGCCCATGAGGTCCGCTTTGTGCTTCGTGGGGGGCCGCTTCCCGTTGCCGATGATGGGGTGGCTGATCATGTTGTTCTGCAGGGAGCCTTGGCTCTCGCGACGAACGATGGGAGGCTGTTGAGAGACCCCGTTCAGGAGGTTCGCAATGGACTTGGAGATGAGCGCCATAGGGGTACCCTCTGGTTATCGGGTGTTGCGCCGTAGGATGGCGAGGTGCGGGTTCGACGAGATAAGGTTCATGTCAGCCTGCGCGAGGTTCGCATCTTCCCAGTCCGACCGGGCCCGCTGCATGTTCTCTTGGGTCAGACCGGCTGCGGTCGTCTCCATCTGCAGGATGTTGTGATAGAACTCCCGTGCCGACCGGAGCGCGATGTACTGGCGCAGGGCCTCGGGCAGTTCTTCAAACTCGAAGAGCCATACAATATCGCAGAGTAGGCGTCGGCCCTCGAAGGAGAACGTATGGTTGATCCTGTCGTACAGGCGGCTGCCCCTGAGGACCACATCGGTACACGCGGGGTCGGTGCGGCTGACATCCACCTTGGCGGCGGTAGCTGGCCGGGTAATCTCGTAGGGGAAGGAGGCCGAGGCCACGAGGGGGAACTCTTCATCTGTGTTGAAGTGCCAGCCCTCGGTCAGGACCCTGCGTGTCACGTCGCGGATCACTTCTCGGGCGTTGATTGCGTCGTCAGGAAGCGATGCAAGGGAACTCGCAGGGCTCTCACCAATCGCCCGCAGTGCGAGGTTGATGGCGGATAGCTCATCAGTGAGCGTGAGTGTCATTGGATCGCTCCTGTAAAACGAAAAAAAGGACCACCCGAAGGTGGCCCATAGTGTGTATCTCGACAGCTTATGCCGAGAGTTCGATAGCAGCCTCAGGGCGCAGGACGCCGTGGCCGATGGCCTGCCACGTCTTGTAATCCCAGCCGAGACGCCGGTTATCGAAGACGCCGTTGACCTTGGTGCCGATGATCTTCACCGTACCGATGGCCGATTTGTGGATGCAGAGACCCTTGGTGTTCGTGTAGTTACCCACATAGGCAGCACGGCTACCACCAGCAGCCACGGTCGTACCCGTGATGTTGGCCGATGGCAGGTGGATCGTCTTCATGATCTTGAAGCCTGCAGCGATCTTGACGGTCAGGCTCGCCTTGTCGCCGTTGCCCGCAGCCACATCTTCGTCAACCAGGTCGTCCAGACGCGCGAGGGCGTTGTAACGACGCGGAGGCAGGAAGCAGTAGCGATCCTGAGTTGGTACCGAGTTCTCGTCCATGACAGCCGAGGCTTCCTCGAGCGCGTCGAAGAGCTTCGCACCGTCATCGAAGTCACCCGCGACGGTCTCCGAGATGGTCGTACCACCCGGAAGTTCCGACAGCGTGGCCGTGGCGCGGGCGGCGAGGACACCAACCTGCAGCCGGTGGCGGTCGTTCTGGTTCGCGAGGAAGATACCAGCTTCGTTGGTCTTCGGGGAGCGCAGTTCGATGTGCGCCATTGCCTCGTCGAGGCTGTCGATGAAGAAGGGGGAGACGAGCTTGCCGTCGATGCCGATGATGCGCTCACCATCTGCAATCGTACCACCGAGGATTTCTTCGCCGGGGACGTGGAAGAAGCCACTGGCGCGGCCCATGACAGCGAACTCAGCGGACTTGCCCGAAGTGATGTTGCGCTCCATGAACATGCCATCAGTGACGACAGCCTCTTCATAGGCGGTGAGGATTTCGCCCGTTGCGATTTCGTTGAACAGGGCCTGAACGTCACCAGCGTTGTAAACTTGACAGGGACGGAGTGGAGTCTGGTTAGCCATTTTGAGGGGGGAACCTTATGAGTGTGGAGGGGGGAAGGGGCTCCGCAAACACTCACTCTCCGAACACGTCAGGGGTGCCCGCCTCGACGGGGCCTGTCATTTCAGTGGGGTGTTGTTTGGGGCTGTCTGGGATCACCACGCAACGGCGCAGCGTGATCGGGACACACACAAAGAAGGGGTAGAGGGGGGGGGGGGGGGGAACCGTTTGTTGCCCATGGTGGTTCAAGATGCAAAAGCTTTGGATCCCCTCCCGGTAAACCCAGGGGGGGGCGAGGGCGAACAACGGGGAGCGTTGCACCCGGTGGCGAAGGGGGCCCCCGGGGAATGGGGGGGGGCCCCAAGAGGAGGTGTCCCCCGTTTCGGATGCGAGCCCCCGAGGCGTCCCACAAGCCGGATGGTGACGAACCCCCAGCACGCCCGGCAATCCGGCCTGCTTAGTGCAAAGAGACG